GTCTGCCAGGGGCTTCTTCAGCCGCCCGTAGTACGCAGCCATCACCCCCGCGTTGGGGTACACCGGCTCACATACCACTTCCGTGGGGGCTTTCAGCTTTGACATGGGCAGACCCTACCTACGGTTGACCAGGGCGTCAATGACGTGTAGTCATTCAGTTCCTGGGGGAACTATTTGGCGGCCTTCTTCTTGGGGGCTTGCTTCGCCTTAGCTGCGGCTGTCTTCTCCGCTAGCTTGCGATCCGCGTCCTTCTGGTCTGCCTCATGTTCACGGCTGGCTTCGGATTCTTCCGTAGTGTGTTCACGCGCTGCTTCACCTTCCTGGGTTTGGTGATTGCGATCCAAGTCCGCCTGGGTGGCGTTGTGATCCAGCTCATTACTCTGCAAGGTCTCGTCCGGTGTTTCCTCCGGCGGCGGCCCTTGCAGGTTACTGTAGCCTGATTCAGGATCGTGCTGCAGTCGCTCCCGTTCTTCCTCAGGTGATATGACACCGTTGGTGATATACACCTGCCCAGCGTCCGCGTCAGACTTACGAATGGATGCAAGCTCAGCTTGGTCCGGTTCCTCGAGATGTACCCATTCGTACACTATATCCGGGTCAATCTTCCCGAACAGGTGCAGTTGCAACACGTTCACCCACGTGTCCATGGGGACGTCCAACACTGACTCCTGCTCACTGTGCAGGAAATCGTAATAAACCGATATCTCACCCTCACTGCTGGCGTTTAGCCCAGCAGGGGACACGCCCAACAACTTCACCAGAGGCGTGTGGGACGGAGCGGCCATGTGTTCTTGGAACTGGGCCATGAGCTTATCGAGGCTAGTCAGCGGGACATTGAACTGGAAGAACTCTTCTGTGTCCTTGTCCAACAGCATAACGCCACGGTTTCCCTTGACTTGGTTGAACAGCTCCGCGCGTGCGCGTAGGGTTTCCCCACTGTCATCTTCCTCAAGCAGCGTAGCCATGTTGGTGGATATGCCGCTGGTGCTGAAGTTGTACGGCAGTTCCGCAACAGCATCGCGCACCTTATAGAATTGGGCAACGTACACTTCCATGAGCTGGTTGAGCGACAGGCCACCGAAGTTATAAGCGGGCTTGAACAGGTCAGGCACAGGGCGCGAGCAGATATCCAACAGACGGCTGGCGTGGGTCTTCTTACCCAGAATGAACCAACTTGTTGGCTTGAAGAAATCGTCCGCGCCCGGGTCAGTGCTGTTGTAGCTGTAGGGCGTGGTCCAAATCGGTTCAATACCCACTAGTCCTTCCAGGCAATCCTTTCCCAGGGAGCTGCTATCAATCTTCAGCGGACGCTGGCGGGCCGCATCACCATCCTGGCCCTTAATCTTCATGAGCAGCTGGTAATGCCCGAAGTATGCATCATTTTCGATGGCCTTGCGGAAGGTGTGGCGCACGTGGAAGTTGCGGTTAGCTTCTTCCATTTTCTTGATTTTGTCGCTCTTGTCACCAGCGGAGGCGGACTTGAACTTCAGCCAGCGGCGGGTCATTTCCTTGGCCGTGGTCTCGGCCGGTGCGCGGTATTCACTGCGTAGGGCCAGCTCCGCTAGATACGGATAGCCAGGGAAACCAACCTGACTGCAAAACTTATTGGCCCAGGCATACGTGGGCGCAACCATGGCGCTGTCCAGAGCCATCTGTTGCGGCTCACCTGGAAGTGGACTGGCGCCACCAACTACGCCTGGGTACAGGTCGGGCGCCCGGAACTTCCGGCGACGTACGATGTATGCGTTTTCATCCCCCTGAGCCCCGAGCCGCGCCAGCCCCATGCGGGCCAGGGCAGCATCACTCAATTTGGCCAGAGCCTGGGGCGTGACCCTCACGGCCTTATCCGGCTTGCCCACAGCGCCACGTATCGCGTTGTCTCTGGCTGCCTTGCGACGCTTCGCAGCGCGAGCGGCGGCAATGGACGCAACAGCTTGCTTGGCTGCGGTTTTCACGCGACCAGGGTAGGCCGGGTTAGGGACTTTGGGCTTACGCTTCATGTTCCGGATTCCAAATGCGAAGACTTAACGACAACGGCCAGCCGCCGTGGGGCGAAGGCCATCATAGCCGCGTCCGCCAGATTTGGCGACGCCACACCTTCAGGCTGCTTGTCAATCATCATTTTGCCAGTCTTAGACCAAGTTCTCACTGGCTGCGAAAGCTCCATGCACAGTCGCTGGCGTTCTTCCATGTCGCCACGTAAGACAATGATTTTGTTGGCGTCAAAGTCTTCCGGCAGTCGCTTGTGTTCTTCCCAGTACTGGCGTAGGGCATAGCTGTTGCGGAACAATTGACGTAGCCACCACCATGCCTGGGCCTTGGCATTCTCGAAAAAGTCAATAGCCTTACGCTCCGTCCCGGGGAACACCTTCTCAGGGTCTACCACGGCACCCGAGCCCCGAAAGGGGGACACAATCTTGGTGGGCTGCTTGGCTTCGCGGCGGGCTTCGTTCGTCTCGCGTGCATGCCCACGGATGCTGGCGCCCAGGCCGTCAGCGTCATAGACGAAGCTGGATAGCTCCCATTCATCGCAAAGGCTGAACGCCACCGTGTTGGTGTCAGATATATCCCACTCACGCCCGTTGATAATGCCCTGGCCACGCCAGGACTTGATACGCTCCAGCAGGTAGCCGTGACGGCCCGCCATGGCGCACTTGTCCATGCCCTGGTCCGCCACGTCCAATGAACCAGTGCGCGGACCACTAGGTTTGATACCAACCAACAGGTCCAAGTCAATCGCGGCCTGGACGTGCGTCTGCGGGATAATGATGCCATCCACAGAGGCGTTGAAGTTCATTTCAAACTCAGCACCCCAGACAATGGGGTCAACTTCCAGCTGTTTCTTTCGCGCCCATTCTTCACTCTTGCGCGGGTCGTCCCTCCAATGGAAGTCAAAGCGGGCAATGGCACTGTTGTGTGCGCGCTCCGCAAAGCTGTTGGCTGAGCCATTCACGCTGCTGACGTCCTGGCGGCAGTCAGTGGTTGCGGCCAGGGATGCGTCAATCAACTTGGGGCGCTCAACGTGGGCGGACTCGTCTATGAAGTTCATAGCCGTCCGGCCACCGCGTCCGATGTTATCACCGGCTTCGCCTGTCTGGCTGCTTTCAGTCTGCGGGTACTGGATAACCATGTGGGCACTGTGGCGCTTGGGGTGCCAGCCGCCCCGGAAGATCCTGGGCAGGTAGCGCAGGAACAGCCTGGACTTGTAGAACAGGCAGTCTGGGTCACCGTTGCGGTCAACCTTGTCTTCCTTGGCTGAGCCGTACCCAATGTTGACGTTGGCCCAGTGCAGGCAGATGGCAGGGCCAATGGTAGTGATGAGCCACGATAGACCACAGTCACGTGACTTCACGGTCACACCGGGCTGTTTCTTAATCCAACATGAGAAAACCCAACGCATCCACTCATGTTGTTTAGGCATGAGCAGGAAGGGCATGAGCGCAGTACGCCCAGGTTGGCCAGCCACACGTGGGTCAATCGTCACGCCCCAGTCATGCACCATGTCCCAGGGATTCCACTTGTAATGTAGCTTGAAGTCCGCAACCAGGGCGGGGTCCAGCTCCAGGGTTTGCAGTACCTTGGCCCGGTGCGCCCACACTGGCACATAATCCGGGTTGGTCCAACTGAACGCCTGGGGATAGCGCAGCGCGGTGGCGGGCGCCAGCTCAACCAGCCTGGAGCCGAAGTTAGCCTTGACGTGCGCAGGTAACTGGCCCGTCTCGCTGGGGGCGGCACTCATGGTGAAACTGTGACGTAGTTCTTGACGGGGGTGTAGTCATCACTTACACTGACTCCACTTTCAACGCACACGGAGCCCGCCCCATGTTTCACGTCTACTTCCGCAATGTCGATTATCGTTCTGCCACCGATGTACGGCGCTCCACCCTCCAGGGAGCGATTGAAGCGGGCATTCAGGATGGTAGGGCGTTTGACGTGCATACAGATTCCGGTGCGGTGGCGTGGCTATGGGAGCAACGCTCCTAGCTGACCAACGCCAAATAGCGCTTGGCTGCTTCTTCGGGTGTTGACGTGCTGGGTATGTTGTAAGCTTCGTCCGGCAGTGGGCCAGCCCGCCCGCCGCCCAGGCCGTCCAGCTTGCCTTCCAACTTGTCAATGGACCAACCCAACAGCTTGGCGAGCTGGGCAATATCTGCGTTGCGATCCGCTATCAACACCTGAATGCCATCCTTCGTTTCCTTGATGCCCTCATAGATGAGCGCAGCGCCGCCCGTCAGCCTGGACGTGTCGGCAACCACGGTCATGCCGTGG